TTCAGCCGCCGCATTAGCCTCAACAGCAGAAGCAGCAAACTTCTCAGCAGCTTCCCTAGCAGGCTTATACAACTCATTCGTGATCTGCGCACGAACAGCGTCATACCCCTCAGCTATTACAGACTCAGGCATCGGCAGACCAACACGTTCCGCCCACGCAACATACTCATCAAGGGTATAAATCTTGTTCTGGTCAAGCGGCTCAATTTCCAAGTACTGATTATATAAAGTCCATTCCTCAGCGGCCTGACTAAGCGCAGGGTCTTCCATTGAGTAATCCGTTTCGCACTGACAGTTGATCGCCTCAGCATCAGACAACGCAGGATCACCCGGAAACTCACACTCCTCCCCACCAACCACAAACAACTCATCAAACCCAACAACCTGACCGTCAGCCTCAGCATGAGTAGGCCGAGTGTTAGCCCCCGCCGCAACCCAAGTCTTGAACCCCTGTTGCAACTCGGCCCCAGCGGACAACCCGCCCTGATCCGCAGCATTTCCTTCGGTCAACACCACACCATCTTCGATACCCTCAGACAACGGTCCCGCAGCAGCAACCAGACCAAGCCGGTCAAGCATCCACCCACGAGACTCACCTTCCCCGGTGTCAGCAAGAACAGTCACACGCTTCCCGACTGTCACACCAAGATGCCTCACCCGGTTGACTTGCGCCCGCCACGACACCTCAGCAGAACGAAAAACCCACGGGGGAACAACCTCAGTTCCTTTAGGAAGCGACTCGAACGCAGATCGCATGTACGCATCCCACAAAACAGGGGCCACGAACTTATCCACAGCCTCAACCCACCACGAGTCGTCCCATAACTGTGCAGCAGAGTAAACCCCCGGCTCAGAAGCCATGACCGCGGCACGCAACTTTGCCCGTGACGCATCAAACGCTTCGGTCGTCGCCCTGCCCAGTCTCAGCCGGGTGAGGTTCTGATTCTTCGCAGTGACTTTCGCTTTGCGTCTAGCCATCAGACTGTTGTTTGCAGTCCGGTAAACGTAGCCAACGCACGTTTCAACGGTATCAGGACGACTTCATCGGGTACATCCCACCCGCCGCCCTGTTCAGCAGCAAGTCTTGTAAACGAATCCAAAGAAACAAGCACCGAATCCATCACATTCTCAGCAACCGACGGCACCATCACTTGCTCAACGCCAGCATCAACCAGCCAACCAGACACAAACCCCGTTCCCTCAACCCGGAACTCGCCCCAGTTCACCGAGTCTTGCCCCGCCCCCAACGCCTTTATGAGCGCCACATCAGCAGCGCCAGTTAGTTTATCCACAAGGTCACCTGTCGCAGCCTCAGCAGGCTCAGAAGTCCCCTGCGGTGCAGCAGGAAGCTCTTGCGGTGGCAGCATCGCAGCAGCAGGATCAGCGATAGCAGGCGAATCCACGGGTGCAGCCGGGGCAGCGTTGACTGGGGTAGGTTCAATCCCGGCAAACAGGTACGAAAGTTCAGGGTAAAGCTCAGGAAGCAGCAGTGGCCCGTAAGTTCCGGGGTCAGCCATCAACACTTTCTCCAGTGTTCGCCGTTTCCGCTCATCCTCAGACGGGTAATCATCCAACTCAAACCCGTTAGCCCTCAGATAAGACGTATCAGACAACGCAAGACGATCCCACGCCCCGGTCGCAGCCGGACCTTCATCTTGCCGTGCAGTCAGAATACGAGAATCAAAGACAAGCTCGAAGCGTTGAACTTCATCGTCAGACAAATACTCGAACTCGGCCAACATCGGACGCAGATAAGCCACCGTGATGAACTCGGCGATCATTTCACCCACCGGATTCACATGCTTACCGATCAAGTCGGCATCCACGTTGTAAGACGACCAGTGATTCAACCCCGCTTTGCCACCAATGATCTCAGGCGGTGCGTCCAAACCCTTCGCCAAACGATCCAGAAGCTCCATACGCAGATCATGGAACGTCGCATCTAAGTCCTGTGCCAACTGAACCAGTCTGATCTTGTCGCCGTACTCAGCAGCGCCACGCACAACAAGCGGAACCAGCCCAGCGGCGGAGGTTCTGTCTCTCACCGGGGCAGACATGTGTTCTACCAGTGTTGCGATGAACTCGTCGAAGTCATCTGAATCGTTTGGCGCTTCAGTTTCGTTGATCGGCCCGAAACTCATTTCTTCAGGGATGAACAACATGCCAGAAGACAGCCGTGACTTTGCGATTGAATCAACGACTTCCGACAGAACAACCAGTTCACGACAGATCGGCAGAACACGCTTCATCGGAGAATCAGCACGCATCGAATACCGTGGGTCCGGTCGCCATAACCGGGCGATAAACGCTTCGACATCAACAAAGCCTGCGTCGCCGTCAGACAAACCACTAGCGTTTCGTTTGATCTGCTGTTTGCCTTGCCCAGCGGTGACACGGATTTCCTCGGTGGACAAGAACTCCCACATGAATCCTGCGGCCCGGTCGAACTTATCTTTCAGCGGTGTTCCTAACAGGTAACTTTCACCGGCTATTTGCAAGTGCATAGCAGCCCTGCGTTTCAACTCCTTCTGCCCGCCTTGCGGACCAGTGAACGCAGCCATAACCCGTGCAGCACGAGGATCAGACGACTCCTCCATCTCCAGCCCGTCAACCCCAATTCTTCTTTCGACGACTCGAAGCTCACAAGTCGAAACAAGGTTCGCAACAAGGTTGTTCAGGTAGCCGATTTCACCGATTAGCTCATTGAAGGAGAACGCGTCACGTTGCCACTCGTGACCTCTACGCGCTGGGACCGTCCAAGCGTCGATCCTTGCCAGTGCAGCGGAGGAAACCGCCGCAAGGTTCGGCTGGGGTGCGACCATTGCGAACTCGGCACCTGATTGTTGGTTCCATCTGGAAGCTCGTGGCATGTTGCAACTCTACCTCTCTATGTAGTCGCAGACCGTGCTACTTGTTCGATCAGCCTTCGACCCACATTCTCCAGATCAGGAGTCCGACCGAAACGATGATGTATGTGATTACCAGTGCAACACCAATTTCGTTGGTGCTTAGTAGTTCGTTGTGAAGCTCGCTCGATGTCATGTCATTATTATAGCATGAGATACGACAGATGCAAGTCAATATCAAATAAATATTATATTTCTTTCAAGCAGACCACTCGCCAACCCACAACGACTCAGCCCACCCCGACGGCCCACCATACGGAAGAATCTGAACCTCAGACGTTTGCCGCCAATGAACACCATCCCTAACAAGCGTGCAAGCACGATCAACACCCGTGTCACCCGCAGCAAGCCACGCATCCAACGGGTCATTCCAACCAGTAGGAACAGTCACAAGCAAACGACCACCGGGTGCAAGCAACGAACGCAGATGTTCAATAGCAGCAACCGACCCGCCCGACTCACGAGGCTGCTCGTCCCAGCGGACATGTTCGACAGTTGAAATCGCAAATATCTGATCCCAAGAACCAGCAATCTCAAATACGTCAATGTTCAACACGCCCGGCCCCGGCTCCCAGCGGTCAACAACGGCTCGCTCGGGTGCGTCAGGGTAGTGGCCGAGGACGTTTCCTACTTCAAGGATTGCTCCTTCTCGTTGCAACCAAGATCGCACAATAGGAATCTCAATCGCCCGTTCGTTCAACCGAGTCGTGTTGTACTCGAAGTCAGCGTAAGCAAAAATGTGGCCCCAATAGGTAAAGACTTCCATGCGTCTGCGTGCCTTCCTTCGATCAGTTGTCTTCCGAGGCAACTCTCTGCGATCAGGCGTTACCCTGCGATCAGGTATCTCCCTGCGATCCATCCGCATCATCGTAGTCAGGAATATCAAGGAACACCGGCAAAACCACCATCTCAGTTCCAAGCACCTGCTCCAGCAACTCAAGCTCAGTGAGTTTCGCAACAACCCGCTCGTAGTCCTTCGCAGTCAAAACAATGTACGCCCCGTAACCTGCCCAGTTGTAAAGCGCTTGTTCGATTGAACTTTCTATCGGTTCTAAGCCCACACGACATCCCTTCTTAGTTGACGGGCCACTCTAGCAACCCTGATTACGTCTGCGACTCTGCGCGCTGTGACGTTCTGCCATCCGCCTCCTACAACCCAAGTGGGTTCGTAGCCGCCTGCCTTGGCAAGTGGGTCCACACCGCTGTCAAGGAACGCTTCCGGCGGAAGTTCACCCATGACCTGATCTTCGACAGTCAGATCAAAACACTCCAACACGTTCGCCCATGAGGAGTACCCCATGTCAGCAGAATAGAAACCCTCCGACTCAAGAGCGTTCCACTGCTGAGCGTTTTCGCATGACACCGATATTGAGATTCCCATTAGGCTTCCTTTCCGAAGTCTTCGATCTTGACAGCTAGAACAATTCGACCAGTTCGATTGTTCGTCAGGTCGTAAACGAATCTGCCGTCCACCATCCGGCATCTGGCAAGCGTGTGCGTTTCGCCGTCGTACTCGAAACGCTCACCCGTCTTAGGCATCAAGTAGCTCACTTCGCTACCCACCAAGGCAACATGCGATCAGGAACTTCGCCGGACACAGTGCCGTCAGTGTCGATAACCCCGACGACTTCTGCTCCTTGAGCAGAACACAGGATGCGGTGATTGAGCGATGAGCGAACTGCGAATCTCCAGCCGACACGCATTTCTGCCGGTCCGTATTGAACATAGACACGCAGCTTTTGCGTAGCAAAGCTTCCGCGTCCTCTGCGAATACCATCGACAGACTTCGGTGCATGAACAAAGTCTTTGCTGACGTTGATTATGTAGATGGTTGAACGAGCTTGTATCTCGCGTGCAGCGCGTTCGCCTGTTGGGTTGATCTTCTCTTGCGTGTTGTATGCGTAATGAGTAGTCATCTTGCTCCTTGAAGTTGTGTATTTGATAATTGTATCAGCGAGGTAAGACACTTTGTGTGTCTCGCCCCGCTTGATTAGCAGGACCGCTCGGTCTGAGTCATGCCCGAGTGTGCGTCACGCCCGCTTGTGTGCTGGCGAGGAATGAAGTGTGCGTCGAACACCGGGCGAGTTACGTTGCCCATTGCGCAGAACATGTCCAACAGGTATGGGGCCATTTGCTGTGGGCACCAGTTGGTGCTTCCATTCAGCTCAGGAATTGTGGTTGGTGTGATGCTGTTGATGTACTGCGTCTCGTTCATGTACTTATTATAGCATGACAAACTACAGATGCAAGTCAATATCAAACAAATAACAAGATTTCTTAGATTTCTTTTCCACTACCTCATCATCTGCTCAACCACACCCACAGGAGGAAACCCACGAGACAACCACCCACACACAACCACCTCACACGACGGACGCACCACCAACGCCAACACCCCAGCCTTAGTCAGATCATCCAGCCAAGCCGCCTGCTCAAACGAAACCTTCCCCAACTCTTTCTTCAACTCCAGACACGCAAACCCAAACCGAGGATGCACCAACACAAGATCAGGAAAACCCTTCGCATCAACATCACCGACAAACACACCCGGCTTGACCTGACGGCGAGAATCATGGAAGTGAGCAACACGCCACCCGTACAACCGGGCAAACGCAATCACACGCCCCTGCAACTCCTTCTCAGACACACGACGAAACGCCTGCTCCTGAACCGTCAACCGAGTGTTCATAACGGAACCCCAACATTCCTATTTTCTAACATTTCCCACACCTGTTCTTCAGTGAACTCAACATTCCACAAACCGGCAACCTTGCCCAGTGGTAAGCCCTGCACGCCGAACAAGAAAGTGGTTCCCATCGCAACGATCAGCCCGTGGCCTTCCTGCGCAGCTTCGATCACAGCTTCTTCAAGCGAAGGAGGTGCGATATGGAACCTCATACGACTGTCCCCCAAAACAGATCCGCCTTCACCCGAACAGCAACCAGCCGACCAATCAACAAAGCCAACAAGCGGAAAGGGCAACGACCAGACTTCACGATCCTCGCTCCCCGCCACACAGACCAAGACCAGCCTCTCGGCCCACGGCGCTTCACATCGGACCAAACCCGGTCACCTGTCATTGCGCGCACCAAGCCGTTCCCAATCATCGTCGCCTTCACGAACAACTAATACCTGACCGAACAGGTCACGAATCAAAGCGGGTTGATCCTCAACGAAACCGTTAGACCAGTTACACGCAGGGATCAGGTTGTTCGGATTCACTAGGCTTCCCCCCGCTGACCTTTTACGCCGCTCATGCAAACCTTCGATACGCCCCGAGCAGCGAACCTCAAGACCCGCATCCCTTAGAACCGGGCAGATCAAACAACCAACACCCGCTCCAGTGAGCGCAATGATACGCGGCACACGATCAGACGACATCAACTTCTGACGTTTCGATGACCTTGACTTCAACCGTGATCGTTTCACCCTGTCAGATTATCTCTCAGGATAGACGGCAACGGGTCTACGCCAACCAGTACGATCAGCATGTGGATGAAGACGAATGGTTGAACCAAGACCCCCCAAGGCTGGGCGAAGTCGCCATCGGGCATCTTGTGTCTGTCCATGATGACGGTGTGTCAACCTTCTTGTCGGTGCAGATCAGCGGGTATAACTCCGAGGGGACCACGGGCTTTCATTTCATTGTGGCCCCGGATGATGCGTTGAGTGTGGCGCAACTCTTGTTGCAAGCTGTTCAGGATTCTCGTAATGCCCTGACTGAATAAATTGAAAAGGACCGGAAGTCTGTGCTTCAGTGCGTCGTTCCTACGGAACTTCAGTGCTTGACTCACTTGCTACCCCCATGACTGTATCAGCGTTTACTACAGTGCGCAAGTCAAGAACCAAGATTGTTTAGATTTCTTTTGGACACTACTGGGCGACCTCGCCGGTTTTCTGTTTGCGTCCATAGGGAATGTTATTGTTGAAGTATGGAATCAGAAACAGAACCAATGAAGCAACGCAAGTCAGGTCGTCCTCTCAAGACCGACGAGCCTCTCAAGACCTATTCGTTCAGTCTCAGCGAAAGTCAGATTGCACTTCTTGACGGTTGGGCCAAAGCCAAGGGCGAATCACGATCAGCAGTTTTGCGGTCACTCGTGATGCGCTTGGAAGTCGCGCCTGTCGTTGAGGCAAAGCCAATGCGTTTGGTCGAACCACCTGCACATGTTCAAGCGGCACAAGACATCGCTGTCGAAGCAGGAGTAGCGGCTGTTGAATACGATGCGGCGGTTGAGTCTCCGGCTGAACTGACTGTGGCCGAACGTATCGCAGCAGCCCTCGCTTCTCTTGACCGATAACAACCCTGAACCTCAATCAGAGGTTGACCCCCCGGTTGATAATTCAATGGTCGATGTTTATAAAGCGGCCACTGAACTGTTACGGCGCAACAGCCCTGAGCGGTTGAAACCGAACCGCGCCCAGCGGCGAGAGGCGCTCCGGGCTAAGAAGTCAAAAGGTCGTTGACTGCCGGGGGACCAATCATTGTTTGGGCGTGTGAATACAACCAGACTTTCACCCGGTGG